TTTATATCGCTCCAATCCATTTTAGCGATTTCATCGCCTGATGGAATATTAAGTTCTGCAACTACTTCTTCTTGTTTTCTAATTACAGTTTCTTTTTCTTCTTTTAATGATTTTAAAAGAGAACTAAATTGTTCTTTTAATTCTGCTACTTCTGCTTTAGCATCATAATTAGCCTTTTCAATTTCATCTGTTTTTGCTACCATTTCAGCATCAAATCTTGTTTGAAATTGATTTTTAACTGCTTCATAAGCCGCTTTCTCTAATTGTTCTGCTTTAAATTCTGCATAAGCCTTTTCTAAATTTTCAGGGGATAAATCTAATGTAGATTGGTCATCGAACTTAGCCATATATTTACCGTCTAATTGTGGATGTGCATCATCTACATATTCTCCAGCGTTACCTGCTTCTACTTGTCCTGTAGCCAAATCTGGTCTTGATTTTGCTTCCATGTCATCATCAGCCTTTTCTGAATGCATTCCTTTTTCATCCATAGCCTTTTCTTCCATGTCTTCTTTATCGTGCATCATTCCATGCCCCTTATCTTCCATGTCCTCTTTACCGTACATGGTTTTCTCTTCATCTTCTGTGTCCATATATTCTTCTTTCTTTAAGTTTGACATATCTGTTGCCTCCTTCGTTGAATCAGCGTTTTTAACTATGTTCTTTATATGCTTTTCTGTAGATTTGTTGAAATCAGCCATTTCTACGTCATCATCGTCCATTCCCATTGGCATATCCATTCCACTTAATCTGTCTTTTGATTCAGAGTTATGTTCTTCTACCATTTCATTTAATTCTTTTCTAGTAAAAATTTGTTCTTCTACTAACCTTCTTAACGTACTATTATTAGAGTCTAACTTTCCTCTAGTGGTAAATATATCCTTTTTAGCAGTATCTTGAACATCTTTTAAAGTTGCTTTTCCTTCTTTATAATCAGTTAATGTTTCTAAAAAGTCCATTTTAGATATGTTATTAATTCTATCTAAAGTGTTATTTAATTCGTTTAGCGCTTTTTCTATATCATTCATTTTTGTTTCACCTTTTTCCATTTTTAAAATATCAAACTTTGCTTCTGGATTAATTCCTTTTTCACAAATTGTAACTTCATGGAGTTCTAACTTGGAGATTTCATTATATTCTCCATATTCTTTATGATTTTTCTTTCTCTTTTCTAAGGCTTGTCCGCCTATACTAAAAGAACGAAGACTACCGTTTCTTATTTCTCGACCAACTTCTTTTGCTTTTTCAATGTCCTCTCTCATTTTAATAACTACAAAAAACCCAACATCGTCAACATCTGTTTTCCATAGTTTACCATTTTTATCCCTATATTTAGGAATAACCTCTCCCACCTGAACATTAGAATGATTAGTCATTACATTTCTAAATTTAGTAATTTTCATATATTTACCAACGGCTTCCTTTAAAGCCCCTAAAGTAATCAAATCATTTTGTTTATCTACCATTTCTATTGAAGCATATCCTCCAATTACTAAATCATTAGATTTTAAAATACTAAAAGAATCATGTCTAGTAGGACTAACTGTTTTCAAAATAGCAGTTGCACTCATTGTTTAGTGCTTTTCTGAATGAACTATATTAATTATTCCTTCAAAACTAGTTTAGATTTCTTATCTTCTCTAATATCCCAAATGCCATCATCTGTCTCAGGATTTACTGGTTCTGTTTCAACTCCAGTCCAAGCAAGCCACATATCTTTACCCTTAACAGGAATAACTCTTACATGAAATTTAGTTTCAAATTTATTTCCTTCTAAAAAATATTCATGATAACCATGCCTTTGTACTCCTAACTTTACTTTACCAGAATCAATAAGTTTTCCTTTTCTGAATTTATTTTCTACTTGTGCGGGAAACTTTCCAGATTTACCGAATAAACTAAAAATGTCATCTTCTTCCTCTATATCTATTTCCCAACCAATAAGTTCTTCATCTAATTTAAACATAATAGATAAATTATTATTATCTTTACGATAGACTTTAAACTCTCCCTCTCTATATTTTTTAGGAGTCTCATATTTTTCTATCATATCGAATTTAGCATGGAACATATCATTTTCTTTATCATGAGTAATATTTTCTTGTTGCTTTAACCAATCTTTTAATTTTTTAGTTTTACCACCAAATAAATTATTAAATTCTTTTAGATATTTTTCAGAAACAAATTCCTCTACTTTTCCATAGGGTTTACCATCTCTATCTTCCATTAAGAAATTTTTAATTGCTACTCTAAGTTTAGACTTTTGAGTTTTTAACATATCTTCTATTTGTTCTTTCCATATGTCAATATCTAACATTGCATTCTTAGCCATTAAATTATTTTCTTCAAAACCATAAAAAGTAAATCCATCCAAATCAGATTTAAAGATAAGAGTGGCTTCACCATGTATAGTATCTGTAATTGAATATCCCTTTTCTAACGCTTTAATATCATAATTTAGAGATTTCTTAGTATCTTGTGATAAAAAATCTAAAGTAATTAATTTTTCTGGAAGTTCAACTTCAGGTATTTCTATTACTTTAGCGGATAATACTTTATACCCACCTTCTTTATCTTTTTTAACTTCATCAATTTTGACTCTAATAATTTTACCAACATCAACATCTATTTTTGTATTCAATGATTTACCGACATCTAAGTATTTTCTATCATCTATTTCTTTAAAGTTTTTAAAATCATCTTCATCGGTTAAAGGTCCAGCGCCCAAAGTATAACTAAATAAATTAGATTTAGTAGTTTTCTTATCTAATACCATTAAATCTAAATCAACAAATTTTTTCCATTTAACCCATTTAGGGTTTTTCTTAGTTCCTATAAAATAAGTAGAAGTTATATCTTTTATTACGACCCCTTCAGCAGTGGGTATTTTCATAATTTCCTCTGAATATTCCTCAACTTCTTTTATAGAATCAGCGTATCGAGTATCTTTTTTAGAAGGAAATGCCAACATCTCGTCTGAATGAGGTGAATAGTTATTGAATAATGTTGTAAGTCTTTCTGACAATTCAGTATCTAGTAATTCATCACCTTCATGCCTCATAATATCGAAAACATGCGCTCTTAATATCGTATCTGATTTCTTATTCTTAAAAATTCTAGCAACAACCTCTGCTCTATGTAGTGGTTCTTCGCCATCAAATAACATCAGTTCGCCATCTAAAATACAGTCACCAAAATGCTTTGCCTTCATTACTTTAACTTGAGCAGGGCATTTATCTGTAATATCTTTACCATTAAAAGAAAATATTTTTACCCTATTATCTATCTTATGAATTTGTATTCTCATCCCATCGTATTTTTCTTGGACTACCCATTTACCAGTGAACCCTATTAATTCTTCTAAATCGTTTATTTCAAAAATTCTATACATTGGTTTGTTAGGAACCAAGAAATGAGATTCAGATTTTTCCGCCTTTTTAAAACTTACAAGATTATCCCAAGTAGATTGACTATGGTGAGCAATATAAATTTCTTCTAATAATTTTTCAGCGGCTTTAAATTTACCTTCTATTCTTTTAGTATCTTTACCGTCACCATAATGTTCTACAATAAAATCAACTACATCTTTCGGTGCTAAATTTAATCCTCTATAACCTTCAGTAATAGTATCGGGTTCTAAGTCATTCTTTTTCCATGCTTCTTCACTAAAAGATTTATCGTGAATTCTAATGGCCCAATGTATAAACTGAGCAAATAACGCTTTACTTTCCATTAGTTTATCTAATACTTCTTCTTTATATTTATTAACAAAAGGGTCTTTAACTAATTCAGAGGAATATCTTAATTCTTTTATTTCTTCATATATCTTTCTAGCATCATCACTTTCTACATTTTCTACTTCATCAGAAAATAATTCTCTTTCAGTTATATTTTGTTTAATTGCTTGAGCAAAATCATCTATATCATCCCATTGTTGTCTAAGAGTTTTAATTTCACTTACCCATTTTTTACCATAGGTTTTCTTATCCGATAAAGCGGATAAGTATGACA